TGATATTCTTCTAAGTTCTTCGTGTATTCTCTACGTACCCATGCTTTGAAGTACGGTATACTGCTAGTAAGAAACGGCATTACTTCCCTTTCGGCTTTTTACCTTTCTTCTTCATACTAACAGCTATTGCAGCTTGTTGTCTAGGGCTTTTAGCAACACCACCTTTGTTCGCTCTAAATCGTCTAGTTTTATCTGCGACTTTCTTAGGTTGAGATACATGCTGCTTACCTGACGCCTTGCCTTTTCGTTTAGCTCTGGTTGTAGCGGCATACTCACTGCTGCTAAGAGACTTGATAGCCTTAGAAGGGAGGTAACGTTCACCAGTAGCATTAGGACCTTGCGTAGAAGGTTTACCACTCTTGGTCCTCCACTTCTGATCCCCCCACTTCTTTAATGACTTCTGAGGCGCTCTCATTTATTAACAGCAATCACATTCTGGGTGACACTTACGATTAAGCAATGCACACCACAATCTTTTTATGTATCTTCTCATGTTTTGTAGCCTCCCCCTTTGGCTTTATATTGTTTGGCAAGCATCTGCGCTTTACGTGCTGACCACTGCCCAGGGCTTCCACCTTTACCACCCGATTTGATCTGGTTGAATAAGTTCTTACGCATTGTCGGTTTGGTGTAGTTACCTGCAGCATTAACTGTACTCTTCGCTTTCTTTACCATGCCTTACAACTCCAATACCTTGCAGTAAACTTGTCAGTTGCTGTATCACAATTGTGTCTAGCCCTGAAGCTCTTACGTCTTTCAGGGTTATCTTTCTTGATACTCATATTAGGATCACCAA